GGCCTCGCCAGTTTGGGCTGATGCAATACGAACACTTCTCAACGAATCGCCTGCGCGACATCCTGCAGCTAGGGATCGCGATGCAGGAAGAGAGCGACTATATCGCTGTGCAGTTCGACATCGAACAGTCCGCTCGGTCCATCATACAAATGGTCATCGACAACGACTCTGGATTCGGGGCGCTGGCGTACGACGGCGACAAGGCCGTGGGCATGATCGCAGGTTCGGTCTCCCCGTACTTTTTTAGCAAGGGCGCTTTGGCCAGCGATTTCGTCTGGTATGTGCGGCCCGAGTACCGAGGTTCACGGACCGCGGTCAAACTGCTCAAGATGTTCAGCAGCTGGGCTGTTGAGCGCGGGGCCTCGGAGCTTTACATGGGCGTCACAACCAATGTCCACGCAGCGCGGACCGGGGAGCTCTTGCAGCGGCTCGGGTTTGAGCATGTCGGCGGCAACTACAGAAAGCGGCTGAATGTCGGATCTTGACGCGCTGCCAGACGACGTACTTCGGCAGATCTTGGCTCTGACGCAGGCCAAGAAGAAGCTTGATATACGCGAGATGGCGACGGACAGCTTTATGGTGTTTGCCAACCACGTCTATGAGAACTTCATCGAGGGCGAGCATCACCGGATTATTGCTGAAAAGCTGGAGCGCGTGGCGCGTGGCGAGCTGAAGCGATTGATTATCAACATGCCTCCGCGTCATTCCAAGTCTGAGTTCGCGTCCTTTCTGATGCCCGCTTGGTTCTTGGGCCGGAACCCGAAGCTCAAGATCATTCAGGCCACCCACAACACCGAGTTGGCCGTTCGGTTCGGCCGCAAGGTCCGAGATCTGATTGACGACCCGCAGTACAAAGAGATCTTCCCGAACACCAACCTCAAAGAGGACAACAAGGGTGCGGGCAAGTGGGGCACGGACAAGGGTGGTGAGTACTTCGCTGCTGGTGTTGGCGCCGCTGTCACCGGCCGTGGTGCGGATTTGTTCATCATCGATGACCCGCACTCGGAGCAGGACGCAATGAGCGAGAGCGCGTTTGATAACGCGTACGAATGGTACACCTCGGGTCCTCGTCAGCGTCTGCAGCCGGGGGCTTCTATCATCTTGGTCATGTGTATGACAGGGGACACCCCTGTGCTTATGGCCGACGGCGTAGAAAAACCTCTTAGGGATGTGCGACCCGGAGATATAGTTGTCACCTACGATAAAGGGCGGTTAAGCACCGCAAAAATAAACAACTGGCAGTCAAGTGGTGTTGACTCGGTCTTTAAAGTACTGACACAATCTGGCAGAACACTTCGAGCGAACGAGAGGCACCCGTTTCTCGTCAAAGAAGAAGGGACCGTAAAATGGGTCAAGCTGCGAGATCTGAGCCCGGGGATGGAACTTGTATCACTTCGGGATGCAACAGGCCTTCTAGGGCAGAAACAAAACCGGGGCTTTGCTCGGCATGCCAAAGCCGAGAGTCTTACCACCGGAAAAACCCAAACGCCCCTCGCCGCGAGCTGGGGCATCATGGGAAGTGGATCGGTGTTGAATGCGCAGTTGATCATTGCTCAAGCCCAGTATCTGCGAAAGGTTTGTGCCGATCTTGCTACAATAAAAGAAACCAGCGCAAAAAAGACCCGCTACACGCCCGCGCGCATCGCATTAAGCATCGCTACGGAATTACTCTTGAGCAATACGAGGACATGGTTTTCCAGCGAGAAAATCGATGCGATGTTTGCGGGTGCGAACCTGGCGCAAAAAACACTCGCGCTCACTGGGCCGGAAAACTATGTATCGACCACTGCCACGAGACAGGAAAGGTCCGAGGCCTCTTATGCAACGACTGTAACCTTGCCGTCGGGTATGGAAAGAACCCTGAGACACTCCGCTCCGCAGCAAAGTATCTCCAACTTCACAACGGATAGGGTTGTCAGTATTGTTCCGGACGGGGACGAAGAGGTTTTTGACGTTGAGGTAGACCGGACCGAAAACTTCATCGCGAATGGCATCGTCAGCCACAACACGCGCTGGGGTAAGAAGGATCTTACGGGCCGCTTGCTTGCGCAGCAGTCTGCTGATCCGATGTCGGACCAGTGGGAAGTGGTCGAGTTCCCTGCTCTGCTGCCGTCGGGTAACCCGCTCTGGCCGGAGTTCTGGGACAAGGATTCCCTGCTCTCGATCAAGGCGTCGCTTCCTGTTCAGAAGTGGTCCGCGCAGTGGCAGCAGCAGCCTACGAGCACAGGGTCCGCGATCATCCGGCGCGAGTGGTGGAAGGAGTGGGAGAAGGAAAAGATCCCGCCTCTGAAGTACATCATCCAAGCCTACGATACAGCGTTCTCGAAAAAGGAGACGGCCGACTATTCGGCCATCACAACGTGGGGCATCTTCGAGCCGGAGGAGGGGCGCGGCGACAACGTGATCCTTCTGGACGCGCAGCGCGGCCGCTGGAGCTTTCCCGAGCTGAAGGAAGTGGCGTACGAGGAGTGCGAGTACTGGGAGCCGGACATGGTCATCGTGGAGAAGAAGGCCACCGGTGGTCCGTTGATTGACGAGCTGCGTGCGCGGGGCATCCCTGCTATGGGCTTCTCGCCCGGTAGACGCGCGGGCGGCGGTGGTGTAGACAAAACAACGAGAATGCATACTGTCTCCCCTCTGTTTGAGGCCGGAATGGTCTGGGCCCCGAGGGACAAGAAGTTTGCAGACGAGGTCATAGAAGAGATCGCTTCATTTCCGAATGGTGAACATGACGATTATTGTGATAGTATGACCTTGGCTTTGATGCGTTTCCGCCAAGGTGGTTTCGTTCTGATACATGAAGAGGAGCAGCTTGATTTCGGTGATCAGGTGCCTCGCAAACGGGAGTACTACTGATGGCGCTACCTCCACAGGCCTTCGGCAACATGGTCGAGCGACGGGAAGGTCCTGTCGATATGCAGGACGGGCTCGGTGTTGATGTTCCCGTGAATGGCCCCGAAGACTTTGCGGGCGGCGCACAGGTAACTCAGATGGACGACGGCGGGGCTTTGGTCGAAGCGCTGTCCGGGATGATGCCAGAGGGCATGACAGAAGAAGAACTGATCCCGTTTGATTCCAACCTCGCTGATTTTCTGGAAGACGACACTCTGGGCGAGATCGCCAGCGATCTGGTTGGCGCCTACGAGGACGACATGTCTTCGCGTCAGGACTGGGAAGAGACCTACACCAAGGGTCTTGACTTGCTGGGCGTGCAGTCGGTTGAACGCTCCACACCATTTGAGGGCGCATCGAGCGTCACACACCCGCTGATCGCGGAAAGCGTCACCCAGTTTCAGGCGCAGGCGTACAAAGAGATCCTGCCATCGGGTGGCCCTGTGAAGACGCAGGTTCTTGGTAAGCACACCCCTGAGCGCCTCGAGCAGGCACAGCGGGTCAAGGACTACATGAACTACCTGATCATGGACCGGATGGAAGAGTACGATCCAGATACCGATCAGATGCTGTTCTATCTCCCGCTCTCGGGGTCCACGTTCAAGAAGCTCTACTTCGACAATATCAAGCAGCGTCCGGTGGCCAAGTTCGTCCCGGCGCAGGACGTGGTTGTGCCATACGCTGCATCTGACCTGATCAGCAGTCCGCGGATCACGCACGTTCTGAAGATGTCCGACAACGAGGTGCGCAAGCTCCAAGTTTCGGGGTTCTACCGCGACGTAGAGCTGACCTCGGGCGGGGCGGAAGACGAAGATCAGGTCCGTGAAAAGGTGAACGAGATCCAAGGCATCTCGCGGTCCTCGTACAGCGACGACACGCGGGTCATCTTGGAGATGCATGTCGAGCTCGATCTCGATGGGTTCGAGGACATGGGCGAAGACGGGGAGCCCACGGGCATCAAGCTTCCGTACATCGTGTCGATCGACGAGGGCAGCAATCAGGTCCTCGCGATCCGCCGCAACTATGTGCAGGAAGACCCAACGCGCTCAGCTGTACAATATTTTGTACATTACAAATTCCTGCCAGGTCTTGGGTTCTACGGCTTTGGCCTGACCCACATGATCGGCGGCCTCGGCCGGGCGGCCACGAGCATTCTGCGCCAGCTCATCGATGCTGGGACCTTGGCCAACCTGCCTGCTGGTTTCAAGGCGCGCGGCATACGTGTAGCTAATAGCGACGAGCCACTGCAGCCCGGCGAGTTCCGCGACATCGACGCCCCGGGCGGCAGCATCCGAGATGCGATTATCCCACTGCCGTACAAAGAGCCGTCGGCCACCTTGGCCCAGCTTCTTGGTGCGTTGGTCGATGGCGGTCGTCGGTTTATCTCGCTCGCTGACAACCAAGCCCAGAACATGGGGCAGGAACAGCCTGTCGGAACAACCGTTGCTCTGCTTGAGCGCGGGATGAAGGTTCTGTCGGCGATCCACAAGCGTCTGTACTATGCGCAGCGTCAGGAGTTCAAGATCCTCGCACGGATCATCGGCGAGCACATGCCTGCCAGCTATCCGTACGAAGTTGACGAAGCCTCGCAGCAGCTCAAGACGCAAGACTTCGACGGCCGCGTGGACGTCCTGCCGGTCAGCGATCCAAACATCTTCTCGATGGCTCAGCGCGTGGCGCTGGCTCAGGAGCAGCTGCGACTGGCGCAGAGTAATCCTGAGATGCACAATCTGCACGCCGCGTACCGTCGGATGTATCAGGCTCTGGAAGTGCAGAACATTGACGACATCCTGCCGCAACCACAGCAGCCGCAGCCGATGGACCCCGTCATGGAGAACGGCCGGGCTCTGGTGGGCACTCCGCTGCAGGCATTCCCTGATCAGCAGCACGACGAGCACATCAAGGCGCACGTAGCGTTCTACAAGCTGCCTCTGGTACAGGCGACACCGCATGCGCTTTTGGCCATTACAGCGCACATCATGGAGCACGTTGCGTTGTTTGCGAGACAGCAGATGATCGAGCAGACACAGCAGCTCATCCAGCAGATGCAGATTGCGGTGCAGTCTGGCGCCATGGACGCGCAGCAGGCCCAGCAGCAAATCATGCAGGCGCAGGCCGCATTGCAGGACCCCAAGCACTCAGCAGATTACGCAGCTCTTCTGCAGCGTCAGATCTTTGAGCAGCTGGTGCCTGAGCTTACACCGCCGCAGCCGGACCCAATGGGTGACCCACTGGTGCAAATCCGCAATACTGAGCTCCAGCTCAAGCAGCAGGAACTCATGCAGGACGGCCAGATCGATCAGGCCAAGCTTCAGCTTGATCAGGCCAAGATTGCGCAGAAGGCCGCGGGCGAGGCCGCGCGTCTCGAGTTGCAGGAGCAGATTGCTGACGACCGCAACGAAGTGAACCGCGATCGAATCTCTGCACAGATGCAAATGGCGCAACAACGCAACCAAGGAGGTCAGTGATGCCGCTCAAGACAGGTAAGTCCCAAGAGGCAATCTCATCCAACATCGGTACCCTCCGCGACGAGGGGCGCCCGCAAAAGCAGGCGGTTGCCATTGCTTTGTCCAAGGCGGGGAAAGCACAGAAAAAGGCTGGCGGCGGGATCATCTCTTCGTTCAGCCGCATTGCAAAACCACAGATCTTCCGGGGGACCTTCTAATGCCTACTCTTACCATCACGTTTGGGGAAATGACCCCTGTCGACAAGTACGAGGAAAAGGAAGGCGGCGCGCGCTGCCCTCTTCCGACGCAGGACCCTGATCTGAACGCCAAGAACAAGGAGCGTGCTGCTGAGACGGCCGATTACCGCAATCCGTCGGAAGACGGCAGCCTTGTCTCGGGAGAGGTCTGCGGCACTTGCGCGGCTTACAACCAGACCGAGGACGTTCTCGACTGCATCGACGACGAGTCAGGGGATCTGGGATACTGCCAGCTGTTAAAATTTGTGTGTTCATCCGATCATGTGTGTGATAAATGGGCAACAGGTGGTCCGATCACAAGTGACATAGAAGACAGCTACAACGAGAACCTATGATGGATGTAGTGGATTTCGCGTCACATGTGTACAAACTACTGCGCCGCCGCGAGGACGACATAAAAGAGTGCCTCGCCGCGGACGGTCTTCCCAGCTGGGAGGAGTACAAGAAACTGGTTGGAGAGCTTCGGGGCCTCTCCTACGCATCCAGTGAAATCAAAGCCCTGCTGGAGAGACACGCTGACTATGACGAAGACACTTTTTCTTCCTGACCACGTCGCGCAGAAAATCAAATCCGACCGAGGGGGAGAGTCAACACCTCTCCCTGCTGCCACGGACGAAGATTCTCTAAACAAGGCGTACGTAGACGCGGCTGACCGCGTCCTTGATCCCGCCCTTCTTGAAAAACCACTGCTTGACCGCCTGCCCCAACCAACGGGCTGGCGGATTTTGGTCATGCCGTATCAAACGGCTGTCCAGACAAAAGGTGGTTTGTTCATCCCGGACGAGATCCGAGACCGTGAGACGGTGGCCACTGTGGTGGCCTATGTGCTCAAGGTAGGCCCGCTTGCCTACAGAGATCCCAACAAGTTTGGCCCGGACCCAGAGCCGTGGTGCAAGCAGGGTGATTGGGTCTGCATTGGCCGGTACGCCGGTTCCCGGTTCAAGATCGACGGCGGCGAGATTCGCGTCATCAATGACGACGAAGTAATCGCGACAGTTCTCGAGCCCACTGACATCAAAACCGTTTAAGGAGAATCCTATGTCTGAAGAACAAGAGGATCTCGGCCAAGAGATCATTATCGAGCAGGAGGGAGGAGACGAAGATGAAAATCAAAAAGTCTCTGTGGACTCCGGCGAAGGCGACGAGAGCGAACTAGAGACCTACAGTAAGGGTGTCCAGAAGCGCATTTCTCGCCTGACAGAAAAGTTTCGCAAGGAAGAGCGCGACCGCGAAGAGGCTGTTCGCTTCTCTCAGCAGCTTCTGCAGGAAAAGCAGCAGCTCGAGGGGCGTCTCAAGCAGCTCGACAGCGGGTACTTGAATGAGTACGGCGCGCGTATCGAAGCGCAGATCACCTCGGCTCGTCGCAACTACAAAGACGCGTACGAGGCGGGCGACACGGATCGCATGATCGAGGCCCAAGAGGCTCTGGCCCGGGCAAGCTCTGACAAGGAGCGCTACGATCTTGCAAAGCGGCGTGCGGACCAGCGGGTAGAGACGGCACCTGTTGAGACGCAGCAGTACCAGCAACAGCCCGCACGGCAGCAACAGCAGCAGGCGCCACAGGCGCAGGTTGACCCAAAGGCTCAGGGCTGGGCTGAGAAGAACACGTGGTTCGGTCAGGACGAAGTCATGACCTATGCCGCGTTTGGTATCCATCGCAAGTTGGTCGAGGAAGAAGGATTTGACCCGCAGAGCGATGACTACTATAGTGAGATCGATCGTCGGGTTCGTACGGAGTTTCCGCACAAGTTCAAGGCGGCCAACACAT